TCAAAAACACACACGCTCAAAATGAGCGAATCGGAAACTAGGATAAGATTTTGATATGGGAAGACCACCGAAACCAGTTGAGATCAAACGCGCCACAGGTCGTTCAGCCGGACGCGACACAGGAGGACGACAACTTCCAGAGCTATCCGTTGTCTCAGTTCTACCAATGGCAGACAACACGCCAGAGCCACCGGCGATGCTCGGGAAAGACGGCGTCGATCTTTGGAATCGGGCTTGGGATAGTGCGATCACTTGGCTTTCCCCACAGTCCGACCGCGACGCCATCGAGAACGCCGCCAAGCTTGCCGACGCAGTAGCCGCCGCCCGCACCAAATACATGGCGACCCTCGAAGCGGCAGACGCCCGCGCCTACGTTGCCATCAACAAAGCCTTCACAGATTCCCTCGCGTCCCTCGGCTTTGACCCAGTCTCAAGGTCTAGGCTCGGCGTTGCGGAAGTCCAGCGCGTCAGCGCTATCGACAAACTTCTCGCGAAACGAGAGAGTCGGAAGTAATGGCAAAAGCCCAGGGGATAAAAGGTTGGCCACCGCGTTACGTCACACCATTGACGCCGGCACAACTCAAGAAGTCGCGTGGCGACAACATCATCGATTTCAGCGAAGCACTTTGCTCGATCACCAAAGACTCAGTCGCAGGTGCAGCTGGTGAACCGCTGGTCTTTCGCGAATGGCAGAAGCAACTTACGCGCTCGCTCTTTGCAGAGAAGCCAGACGGATCGTTAAAACATAAGACAGCGCTGATCGGCCTTCCTCGCAAGAATGGAAAGTCGGCGTGGTTGTCAGCACTTGCATTGGAACACCTAGTCCTGGGTCCCAATGGCGGCGAGACTTACTCGTGCGCTGCTGAAAAGGAGCAAGCTAAAATTGTGTTTGGTACTGCCAAGCGCATGGTGGAGATGCAGCCCGAACTATCAGAGATTCTCGACGTATATCGAGACGCCATCTACAATCCAAAGACCGGTTCGGTCTATCGGGCGCTATCTGCCGAAGCATTTACCAAAGAAGGTCTCTCGCCAACATTCGTGGCCTTCGATGAGTTACACGCACAACCCAATCGCGAACTATTCGATGTTATGTCGCTGGCGATGGGCGCACGTCGCGAACCTTTACTGGTAGCGATTACAACTGCCGGAGTCAAAGTCGATCCAACTGGTAAAGACTCGCTCTGCTATCAACTCTACGAATACGGCAAAAGGGTGGCGTCTGGTGAGGTTATTGATCCGAGCTTTTTCTTCGCATGGTGGGAAGCAGATCCATCACTTGACTTTCGTGATGCAGGTGCATGGGAATCTGCAAATCCTGGTTTCGATGACATTGTTGCCAAAGACGACTTTGCAAGCGCTGTCCTTAGAACTCCAGAGGCAGAGTTTAAGACAAAGCGACTCAACATCTGGACTTCAACATCCGATGCGTGGTTACCTCATGGGGCGTGGCCTTCCTGCTACTTGGCCAGAGAACTTGAATCCGAAGAAAAAGTCGTCCTTGGTTTTGACGGCTCGTTCAACGGTGATTGCACCGTTATCGTTGCAGTTACCTGCACAGAAATCCCGCACATCGTTCCTCTCCACACTTGGGAGAAGCCCGAAGAGGCTGGCGCAGATTGGCAAATTCCTATTCTCGAAGTTGAGGAAGCCATCCGCGAAGCGTGCAAGAAATACGACGTCGTCGAAATAGCGTGCGACCCGTATCGATGGGCGCGAACCTTTCAAGTCCTTGAGGATGAAGGTCTGCCGATCGTTACATTCCCGCAGACAGCAAGTCGCATGACACCGGCGACCACCCGCTTCTATGAAGCAGTCGTCAACAATCAGCTCACACACAACGGCGATCCAAAATTGGAACGTCACATCGGAAACGCAACATTGAAAGTCGACCAACGCGGCTCTCGATTAGCCAAAGAGAAGCGCGGATCAACTCGACGCATCGACTTGGCAGTTGCTTCAGTAATGGCTTTAGAACGTGCTACCTGGTGGCATGGACAAGGCGACTATCTACCACCCGTCTTCAACCTTTCAACAATGGGAGAAACCAAATATGGCGAAGTTCCGTCCGTCTTTGACGTTGATCACTTCAACAGCTGAGATTCTTGGCTCAATCCTCATCGTTAGCGGTATTGGCGTTCTGGCTGGATTAGGCGCAGGTTTAATTGCAGCGGGAGTAGCAACATTGGCTCTGTCATTTCTAGCATCGGTAGGTTCTGAATGAGTATCTTCACACGCGGAATCGTTGGACGATATCCTCAGTTCAATAACTATGTCGCTCCGCTTTCCCAACTTTACGGCCAAACAAACGTCACCTCTGCCGCTGGCGAGCGCATCGACGAATGGTCAGCGCTAGGAATCTCCGCAGTCCTCGGTTGCGTATCTTTGCTATCTGACACAGTTGCTTCCTTGCCACTTCGCGCTTTCAAAGTAATCAACGGCAAGCGAGTATCAGTAGGACTTCCAGATGTATTGATGAATCCTGATCCTGAATCGAATATGTTTGAGTTGATTCACCAGATCATGTTCTCGCTCTCACTTCATGGCAACGCCTATGTCCACAAAGATGTCGACAAGCGCGGCAACATGATTGGCCTTGTCCCACTCCATCCTTACCAGATGCAGGTGCTACCAACCGGCGATCAGATCGGCCGCAAGTATCTCCACCTCGGCAACGAAATTTCTGCCGACGAGATCATGCACCTTCGCTGGATTACACCACCACAATCTTTGGTCGGCGTCTCACCAATGATCCAGAACCGCAACCTCATCGGAATTGCGATGGCAATGGATCGTCACATCGGTCAGTTCTACGGAGAAGGCGCAACACCATCATCCGTTCTTGAGACAGATCAGAAGTTGACTCGTGAGCAAGCCGCAGTCATCCGCGACACCTTCAAGGCAACCCACACTCGCCATCGTCTGCCATCAGTTCTTTCAGACGGCTTGAAGTGGAAGCCAATCACAACATCAGCGGCCGATCAGCAAATGATCGAAACCCGCGAACAGTTGATCCGCGACATCGCTCGCGTCTTCCGTATTCCTTCACACTTGATCTTGGCTTCTGGCGATAACCAGACATATCAGAACGTCGAGCAAGCATCGCTGAACTTCCTGACCCACACCATCATGCCTTGGCTTCGCCGACTTGAGGTTGGTCTATCTCAACTATTCCCAGAAGGCACAGATGTCGTCTTCGACACCTCACACCTTCTCCGTTCTGATGCGCTATCTCGCGCAAAGGTCAACGCGCTTCACATCGCAATGGGCGCTCGTACTCCAAACGAAGTTCGCGTCATGGAAGGCTATGAGACTTACGAAGGCGGCGACGTATTCAACCAAGGTCTCGCTGGCAACATCACCGCTGGCGGCGAAATTCCATCGCTCGGATCAGACGGTGATATCCAAGCGCCAATCATGGGCGTGGTTGAGTAATGGCTGACACATACCGTCCACCCAAGGGCGTTCAAGACGAAGCGAAGATGGCTTTGGAATGGATCGCCGACGGCAAAGCCGGTGACGGTTTCACTAGCACAGGTCGCAAGCGTGCTTCAGATTTAGCGGCTGGTCATTCACTATCAGCCGAGACAGTTCTGCGGATGTATAGCTTCCTCAAGCGTCATCAAGTAGACAGCAAAGCAACAGGCTTCAACGCTGGTGAAGAGGGATTCCCTTCTGCTGGTCGCGTTGCTTGGAGCGCATGGGGTGGCGAACCAGGTCTCTCTTGGTCGTCGAAAATTCGTGATCAACTTGCCGAGCGTTCGGCTTTCGTGAAAGAAGAAAACTCGATGGATGACGACTCACCTTCAGTCTTTGGAACTAACGCCTACGGCGTAGCCAATAGCGTGATGGCTGTAGATGCTTCGATTGACGCAGCCCAGGCATTGCTTGAACAGATCAAAGATTCCAACCCAATCGCTGCACAGGCGTACTACCTTCTTGTCGCAGCAGATAACGCTCTCGATCCAGTCATCGATGCTCTTAATCTCGATGATCCTGACGAAGATGAAGATTCAGAAGAGAACGCCGCTGCAAAGCCAGAGGATTACTCACCAACCGAGGATGCCGACGCCGCTGTCAAGATGAACGAAGATGATTACAGCAATGAAGATTCCTGGACTGCCGATCGTGCCGGATACGGCGCTGAAGATTTACCGATTGCAGCTCGCGACAAAGCATGGAGCGCAGCAGCAGCCGACAAGCGAGTCCAAAAGTGGGCTGGCGGCAAAGATGCAATGGACTGGGACAAGTACGGCAAAGCGTTCTTCTATTGCGACGAGTCTGACAAAGAGAAGCTCGGAAGTTACAAACTCCAATTCGCCGACATCGTCGATGGTGAGTTGACTGCTATTCCTCGCGCTATCTTTGCAGTTGCCGCAGTTCTTCAAGGCGCTCGTGGTGGAGTCGATATTCCTGACGCAGACAAAGAAGCGATCAAGGACAAAGTGACTGCCTATTACGCAAAGATGGCAGAGAAGTTCTCAGATGAAGAGATCAAGCCACCATTCGAAGATCGTGCTGCTTCTGCCCGCATCGGAGAAGGTACTTATGTCTCCTGGTCAACTTCTAATGGTCGCGCTCGCGGTCGAGTCGAGAAGGTAACTTCACGTGGCACAGCAAGTTCGTCCGATGGTTATTCAATGGAAGCCACCGACGACAATCCGGTTTTTCACGTTCGCATTTATCACGAGCAGGGGAATGGATGGGTTGCAACTGACACCGTAACAGTTCATCGCTCAAACTACTTGACCATCATCAAGCCACTCCCTTCACCACGAAAGGCTGATCAACCAATGATCGAAGAACGCAAGACAATGATTCGCAGCGCAGAGAAGATCACAATGGAAGCCGAGTTGCGTGCTGTCGGCCAAGTTGATGAGAACTTCAAGATCGCTGGTTATGCAGCAACCTTCAACCAAGAAGCAACCGGATTGAACTTCCGCGAGATGATCGCCCCTGGCGCTTTCAGTCGCTCACTCTCAACCGATAACCCAGTTTTCTTGTTGGTCAATCACGACACAGATCAACTTCCCCTCGCTTCTACTCAGTCCGGAACCCTTCGCCTAGCCGAAG